GCACACTCTTCCATAATAGGGTCCGCTCTCATTAAAGATTGGACCGCAGGCACTGCCGAATCAAGAGAAATTCCATTTGGAGATCTCAACTGATAACGCAAGCCTAGAGCTGGTATAGCGCCAGTGTAAACAAGGCACTCTTCTTTATATCCGAACAACGAACGCAACGAACGAGGAATTAAGGTTTTCTTCTCAACCAAACCATTCAAACTGACTTGACTTTCAAGGGGAACAGCATTAGGCGTGCCAGGAACGCATCGAACAAATCGGTAAGGACCTAATGTTCCTAATGTAGAGATATCCAAAGAATCCACAGTTCTAAATTGGATCCAATTGATATCAGGGTGTGGAGCATAAAACGAGCCTCCTCTTTCAGGGCTGGAAAGTATCAAACCGTTATCTAACCGGTACCAAACGTTCTCCACTTTCCCGTTCAAATTGTCTCCCCCCATTTCACCCAAGAATAGTCTTGCACAAATATAAACCCTGTGAGTGCGGACTAAAGCGCATAAATCCAACACGTCGCTCGCTTTCAATTGACCCCGCCCTGAGTGATACACATCTTGTATGATAGCAATATCACAATCAGGAACGTCTGCTGGTCTTTCGAAAAGTGAACGCGCGTTATCTCCTCTCACCGGATAGGGTTGATAAACGTGAAATTCTGTCAAATTTTCATGATTAAATTTAAGGTTCCTGCCGGAACCACAAAAATCAAGTATTTTAAGATGCTTAACGCCTTTACCTTCGGCAAACAACACATCGAGGATAAACTTATCTCTGGCAACATGTGAAATGGAATGAGGATTAACTGGCAAATCTACGACCTCAAATTTCCAACCTTGACTTTCACAATAAGCTTTAATTCCAGGATCTGCTGCGCTTATCGGTAAACGATAATTAGCGGCGAACGAACGAACATCTTTAAACACCTTGTTTTTTGTACTTTCAATTTTTATTAACGATTGTTGAGTGCTTCCTTCCCCCTTTGGGGCGACGGCACTCACTTCACTCACCGAAGAACGCTGAGTGGAAACAGAAGAAGTTCTCTTCTGGGTCTGGATACTTGGCTCCCGCGGACCAAACTCGAAATTGGAGCGACTTGCTCTAGCGCGACGCAACTTTCGCACCTTTGTGCTAATCTTGC